ACGTCGCCTTCCAACAACCAAAGTTGCTTAGACAAAATGTCCAAAGTAGCACCAGATGGAATGCTAATCTGGGTTGCTACATTGTAAGCCGTTGAAGAGCGGTACATATCAATGGTTATTAGATATGTTGAGGTCATATCATTGTTGCTGCAATACAAACTGTCAATTTTGCAGACAGTGTTGCTTCCAGCAGCGTTTGACACAATTGTGGTTGCAGTATTTCCAGCAGTTACAAGTGCCGTCTGCCCGTAAATTGCCGCCACATTGACGATATTTGGATTACCCATTTTTAACCTCCAAAGACAATCGCCATTGCGATAGCCTTACCTGTTGATACGCCACCTAGATTGTTTAACGCCGTGACAGCCGTGTTTGCACCAGTACCGCCTTTAGCAATAGGCAAAATAGCAGATGAAGCCCCAAATTGAGTAAACACAATTGGAGATGTGCCAATGGTAACCGGAGCAGGAGTCTGTTGAACCCACATTGTGTTTTTGTTAACTGTCCCAAGCTCAACATAAAAACCATCGCCAGCGTTTATCTCTGCTGACTGGTCATAATCTGTTGCTCTTGTTAAAACAAATGATGTTGTGGCATTGCCGACAACAGTGACTGTGTACGGTCCATTTTGAACCGTATTTGTTTGATCTTTAACAAGAATACGTTGAGTGGCTGTCGGAGATGAACTATCAACGATCAAAGCACCTGATGTTGTTGCTACTAAATTTGCACCTACACCAGATGTTCCGTTATTATATGTAACAGATAGATTAGCGGTGGTTGCATAATCACAAGATATTTGTGCTGTAAGGCCAGCAATCTGTGAATTAAGCATGTTCATATTAACAATAGCAGTTCCTACGTTTGCATTTGTTAACGAAACATTTCCCTGACTAAAAGTAATAACATTGGCAAGACCAATCGTACCCGTTGTGGAAATAGGGCCACCAGTCAGGTTAGCATCGGTGCTAATAAGCGTTACGGTTCCGCTACCACCACCGCCGCTTGATGATCTTGCTGTTTTAAGCATTACATACCATCTCCAGGAGTTATATATATCTTAGCAGTGCCGCTTGCCGTTACCGCAGTAAAATACTGATTAGCATTAAAAGTTAAGATTTCATCCGTTCCCGCCAAAAGAGGGAAAGCTCGACCGGTTGTTGTGACAACAGTGGCATTGGCATTAGCCGCCGCAGCAGAGTCTCCCCATCCCATAAAGACCGTCACAGTGCCATCGTTGATCACACGGTACTGAGTGCCGCCGATTGTTGTTGATAGGGCTTGTACGGGCGTAGGAGCAGCAGTAGCCGCTGTAAACGTCACCGTATTGCCCATTGGTGTAAACGCTTGAATGCCCATTTTATCCCTTTACAATGTTTACAAGGCGAGTGTTAGGCTCCAAAGCCAGAAACCCATGCCATTGTCCTACTTCCCAATCAAGAACCGCGCCTGTGTGTGCAACCAACTCCCATGCGCCATCTTGACCAAATGCTTGAACTGAACCACGCGCCACAATGCTGATATGAATGTCATGCTCGCCATGAACGTGCAAGGGTAACTCGTCCCCAACAACGTCAAAGTCGTAGATTTTCCCTGTCAAATTACCAATAGCAAGTGGGCGTTCATGCAACGACATTTGGACCAACCTGTTCAATAACGGGGAGAGGCTCTGGTTCAGGCGGTGCAATTGGGTTTGAACCGTCCCAACCCCAACCAATCTGAGGAATAATTCCCCCTTGGTAATCAACAAGCGTTAAACCAGCATTAGGCTCCCAAGGAGTAACGCCATCCCAAACCACAATGTTGTTAATTTTGTTGTCTTGATCAATAAGCAGATACATTTTTAACCCTCAATACACTGTTACGATCACACGCCCAACCGCACCAGCCCCACCAGTAGTTGTGCCTTGACCACCGCCACCACCGGGAGCAGAGCCAGCCCCACCAGTTGCGCCGCCGACTGCACCACCATTACCGCCAAAAACAGAAGTTCCAACCTGTGACTGAGATGACCCGCCTTGGCATGGAGCATAGTATTGATTCTTAGGGTATACGCTTGATGATGTTTGATAAGAATAAGTGCCACTCAATTCAACTGAACCAGCAATTAATGTAAGGCCAGATGATGCTGACAATCTTCCTGATGCACCATCAACCATGGTAGTATTACAGCCTATAGTGTATCTAAACCCACCAATTCCACCAACATGAGTAAGATAAGACCCAAAAGTAATACTGCCACCTGTGCCGCCAGCAGCAGTTCCAGTTGCTCCCGCACCACCCGCGCCGATAGTTACTGAAACAGTTGATGCCAAATCAGAAAGCAAACATGTTGTGGAAGAATAACCACCTCCACCTCCAGCACCGATGCCGTTTCCACTTTGTCCCGCACCGCCGCCGCAACCCCAAATTTGTATAACAGCATAAGTGCCAGATGATGGCTTAGTCCAAGTGCCAGAGGCGTTAAATACTTGGCGGTCAGATGCTACTCCACCTCCGCTTGCAGCTTGAGACACCCATGCAGTGCCGTTGCTGGTTAACACGTTGCCTGATGTTCCTGGCGTTGGCCCAGAAAGAGTCAACGTACCAGAAGATGTGACAGGTCCACCTGTAAACGTAAAACCAATGGTAGAATTAGCATTAATGCTGGTAACAGTTCCAGATCCACCGCCACCGGAAACGGTTGCCCAAGCACCATCGCCACGCAAAAAAGTCGTAGAATTAGCAGTACCCGTCGCAGAAATAGACGCAACATTGATCTGGCTTGCACCATTGGTTAAACCATTGACTGCATTCTTGATGGTCGTGAAATTGGTATCGAGGCTCGACAACGATTGGGTTGTCGTAGCATTTCCAAACGTAAACGGAACCGTTACAGGAAGTGACATTAGAACCTCGCCCTTAATTCGTATTCCATTTCCAGAGTGCTATAGACCAAAGCCGGACTTTCTGATTGTAGCGTAAGTCCGAGATATTTTCCATACTGCTGCGCGTCATTCTTATAAAGGTAATAGCCCGTCACCAAACCAATCCAGCCGATTGCAACATTGCTGTTGTTTTTCCAACCAATAATTGTTCCAGTAGGGTTTTGCCAATCAATGAAATTGGTAGCCGTGTAAGTGCCAGCAGTCCCCAATCCAGTTTCATTGTCCACCGTAACTGTAACAGTGCCGCCAGAAGCCCCAAGAATGGCCTCTAGACCCCATTTAAGAGCTTGCTTGTCGCGGATGGTGTCGTTCATAGGCCAGAGAGCAGATTGAAGCTCTGAACTAATTGCAATTGTGCTGTCGTTATACAACTTCTGAAGGTTTGTGCCATTAGTGCTGTAAAGGAACACACCGCCAGCCTGAGCAACAGATGTCACACGCGCAGTCGGACCTTGACTGGTTATAAACCATTTTTTGTCAAAGAACACCGCTTGAACAGGGCGTGTTGTGCTTGTTAGTGGGTCATCATAATAAAAATTGAACGCAGCGCACAGAATGTTGTTCAACAAAACCTGACCACCCGTGATGGGGTAATCAAAGTTAATGTTAGGGAAAACACCGTCCAAGGCGTCTGACAACTTGCTGGTCGTTGCCCCGACAAGTGCGTAGATCCCGTAATCTGTGGCAAACAACAATGACCTGAAATACGGGAAGATTGCGTCAATGCGCCGAGACCCAATAGATGCGGACACGTTTGTATTAGTAAACAACGTATTGCCAGCCGTCCCTACGCGCACATCCGAGAACACGTTGATGCTGTTCTCACCGAACACATACAGAAAATTGTTAGCCGAGACCAAGGCATTGATCTTGCTGTGCAGCGTATCATCCTGAAGGTTGATGTTGCCGGCAGACACCGTGATGTAGTCGTTGTAAGCACCAGCAGCCGAGTAGAACACCGTACGGCCTTGAGCAATCCAAACTCGGCCCTGAAACGAAGCAATGTCTACGTTTTGATCAACGGTTGTAATAGCTTTAGCTGTAGCACCAGATCCACCACCGCCGCTAAAAGACACTGTTGTGTTGGCAATGTAGTTATTACCAGGATTGGTAACAACAATCTGAGTGACAGCCCCACCGTTTACAATTGCAACAGCATTAGCTGCCGTGCCAGCCCCTGTGATTGTCACATTTGGAGCGGTTGTATAACCAGTTCCGCCAGCGGTAATAAGAATGCCTACAGCACCCGTTTTAAACGTCAAGAATCCTGCGACAGCAGTAGCATTAACGCCATTTGCACCCGTAGGTGCGCTAATTGTGACCGTTGGTGTAGCCGTATAACCCGAACCAGCTTCGGTAATGGCAATAGCAGACACTAAACCAGAACCGAGTTTGGCAATAGCGTTTGCACTTGTCCCGCCACCGCCCGTAATTGTTACAGCAGGAACATTGGTATAACCCGAGCCTGGGTTAGTGACGCTAATTACAACAACATTGCCAGCTTGAATAGATGCAGAAGCCTGTGCTTGAACGCCAAAAGAGCTGCTAGGAGGCGCAACAGTGACCGTAGGAACTGACGTATAAGCAGATCCTATGACATCAAGGCCAATGCTTATGATGGTTCCAGATGCGTTTGAAATAGCGCAAACAGCAGTTGCTGGTACACCGTTTGTGACGTTTGGCGCACTAATTGTAACCGTAGGAGCTTCAATATACCCCGCACCAGGGTTTGTAATGCCAATTGCACCTACAGATCCAACAGGAATAAGGTCAATTGCATCCCATGTGTAATAGCCTTTGACGGGATCAATAATAATTGAACGTTCGTTTTTCCACTGTTTTGCTCTTACGCCAGTGCCGGTAAACGTTCCAACAGGAGCTACGTTGCCTTTTGTAGAAGTTGCAATGTTGTAATACTCAGCACGACCGTCAGATTGAAACGCCAAAAGGTAGTCAGCGTTGTTGATGTTAACGCTGCAAAATTGAGTGACCGTATTGGACCACGTAGCAGCCACATTTGAGTAGTTAGGAACTACCTTAAGATTGCCAAACCCGACAGGCTGAACATTTTCAATCCATGAAAACTCATCCTCACCAATAGCCGTACGATTGGCTTTAGTGTTCAAACCCTTAAAGGATTTGGAGACATGGTACTGTTTTTTCTGTTCGGGAGATGCTGCCATGATCAGTACGGATGACTATAAGGGTCAGGCATCCTGCGTGTGAACGTAGTGGACAGGACGTTCTGAAGTTGTTGGACATATTGCTGTTTGAACAGTTCGGCTTCGCCATAGCTCTGTTCTTTGAACTTAGCCATGTAGGCGGCATAGAAAGGCACTGGTCCTTTCCACGGATCTACAATGTCGGTATCAATGTCATCCAAAGCCACAAGATCTGTAGGCCGAACAACCGTGTCCAGCTCAGTCACATAATCTTGATCAGGCACAGGGGCTACAAAGTACTTATTTGGCCCGTACATTGAGTAAATGACTGGCTGTCCCTGATAATTGATCCAGTAACGCATCTGAGCGTTGAATTGAGTCCACGAGACATAACGCAATGGAATACGAGAATTGCCCCAATAAACATTGAGGTTGATCACGTCCATCGTCTTTGTGCCTTCAGGGAGAGTAGAGAAATCGTATGATTCAATGCCGGTAAGCACGGCACTTGTTTGAAGAATACGATGACAGCCCGTATCACGCACAAGGCGTTGTCGAGCATCGTTGATGTCGATTGTTAGTTCTTCGTCCGTCCAGAAGTTGGCATTTGCATCATGCAGCAACCGTCTGACGACAAAAATGTAATCGCTCAAAGTTACAATCATGACACCACCACATTATTTAACGTCCTTTCCCCCGCCCCGCCGTGAAACGGGGAGGGGTACTCGTTCTACCACTGGGGACGCATTGTGGTAGCTCTGAGGCTTCTCCTCGGTTATCACAAACTTATTGAGACGCTCCATAGCCTTAGGAACGTCATTGTTTGTGACCGCCCAACCAAGGCGAGCCAAACAGGGAGTCTTGTCAGACATCTTATAAGCAAAGATGTGTCGGGCCACATAGTCGGGGATCTCCACCGGTTTGTTGGGAGAGAAGGCATACTGCACACTATCCCACTGGTCGATGAAAAACTCTTCCCCGACATTTGTGACCCAAACATTAGACATTAGAACTGCACCACTTCACCAAACACGTTGAACCGAACAACATGGTTTGCTGCGCCCGCTGTGTTAACTTTCACATAAAGTGCAGAAGCCGTAACGGCCCCTGACAGATATGCCGAGGCAATTGTCAGGTCTTGGAAGGTGTTTACAGCAGTGATGTTGGTCAGGTTCTGCGAAGATGCAACTGCGTTGCTCGTGTTACCATCACTCGAAGTGATAATAGACACCTGTGTTGGCAGCAAAGTCTGTACCGTTCCACCAGCCGTATTAGCCGGATTGCAAACGGTAATACGACGTACAATAAACGAACCCGTATTAGGTGTTAGACCACCGTCAAGGATTGGCAAAATTGCAACCGTATTACCGGTGCTCGATACAGACACTTGGGTAGCCGTCGCAACGCGATAGTTACCAAAGTCATCTTGCGTATTAGATGCAACTCGATTTGGATTACCCATAGGTTATACCCCTTTACGAGTTGTATTGACCGGTCGCGTTCTGACCACCATTCACACCATACAGCGTCAAAGTCTGGGTTGCAGTCGTTGCGTTGCCGCGCATGTTGTAACCATCAGAAATGATGGTGCCACCAGTGTTGGCTGCAAGATATGTGACCCAGTTGTTGACGTTAGCTGCACCCGTATTCAACTCAATGGTCACATTGCTAGTTGCAGTCGGGAGGACATACATACCAGCAGGGATATACTGAGCCGAAGACGTACCAGCGTTCAATGCAGTCAAGTTACCAATACCAACTGAGGTAATGGTTGTAACTTGCAAATACGCTGAAGGAGCGTTGGTGAGAGTGCTTGCGACGAGGATTTTTGAAATACCACCAGCCATGATTCAAGCTCCTCTTACAGTGACAGCGAGTTGTAGCCAGTAACCTTAGTCATCGACTTAGGCTTCGTGCTGACAAGCTCGGCAATTGTTAACACTGCACCGACGTAACCAACTTGCCAGTTAGGCAGAGTGGATTCAAAGCCGGTAAACACGAACTGACCCTGCTCATGGATATAGAGCGACAGGTAGTTGTTGTTCAGGAGATACAGAGTACCTTCTGGGCAGTAGGGATCTGGGTAAATCGGCACACCAGCAACCATGAGGGCGCGGAAAGCAGCCTGAGGACCATTGCCGTCACCGTCAAAGCCGGAGCCTGGGGTGATGACATACTGTTCCTGACCGACATAATCTTGAGCCAGCAGAGTCCAAGTACCAAAGCCACAAACACCAAAGGAAGGTACTTCTGCACCCTTCTTAACAGTGCCGGAGATGTACTGAAGGACGTTTTGACGGGTAGGATTAACCGAACCAGCGGCATACTGACCGGACTTCCACCAAGTGTAGGTGGAGCGGTTGATGTTGCCGTAAGTGGCGGTGCCGGTACCATCATCAACAGCGGCTGGCAAGCCAGTAAACTGCTGAGTGTTGGTCGTGTTGTTGTACAGCGAATAAGCCATCGCATCCATCATCACGTTGGTCGCATCGTTCATGCGAGCTTCGATCAGAGGAATGATAGCATGATCCTGCTGCACTGCGCCTTCCATACCGAGGAATGGAACTGGAGCAATCATCAGTTTCAGCGTAAATTCGGCGTTATACGCGCCCTGCTGAACTGACGGCTGTGCGAAGGAACCGCTGTAGTCGGACCACTGAGCATTTACGAACTGTGAGCCTTGTACGGGAACTGTAACAGACGAGACACCGCCCGTTGCAGTCTGTGAGTTGGCAATCAACGCAGCCATAAGTGGGGTGGAGTTGTAAAGCTGCACCACCAGCTTAGGGATGAACGCACGACGCGTAACGTACGTGAGTTCATTAAACTGCGACGAGCCGGTAGCTGGGATAATACCACCACCAATAGCCATCGTTAACCTCTTCTAGGTTGTTTCAGCGTCCCCACGCTGCTTTAGATACCGAACCGTCCAGGGTGCTTACGGAGTTCCATAAGTGCCTTAGATGCTTCGTCACGGGCGGCTCCTACCGGATTCTTATGGAACTTCGACAGCGTGTCACGCGCAGTCTCGTTCATGAAATGTGGGTTGTAAAAGCTCTGGCCCGTAGGCTTTGAGTTTTCACGCATCCACTGATCATATTCCGCAGCAGTCTCGTGATTCTGAATGCCCTTTTCGAGCATAATCTTTTCAATGCGACCAATATCTTCTTCGGACGTAGCTTTGCCCTTGGAAATCAACTCGCGACGCCGACGCTCAAGCTCTGCAAGAGCACCGTCCTCACGCTTTGACGCTTCCATCTGGTCGAGTTTAGATTGCATAACCTGTAATCGAGCATCCATGCGGTCTTGCATGTCGATGGTGTCGATTGTCATCTCAGGACGCGCTTTCTTCGTCAAACGAAGGAATGCCTCACGAGTTTCAGGATTTTCTGCAAGCTGACGCGAAATGAGAGCAAGCTCATCTCGTGCTTCGGGCGAAAGATCTTCTAAAGAAGCCATTGTTGTCCCCTATGTGCTTCAGATTACTTTACGACCATCGCCGGGTGGCTTGATCGTCATGCTATTCTTTGCAGTAGCTTTATTGGCACTAGAAAGACCGCCCATCGGAGCAAACCGAGGTGGGTTGGTAATCTGACCATTCTGCTGCTGGTTAGTCGTTGGATTACGAGGTGCGGCTGCGCCGCGAGGCTTAAAAAGATCCATGTTAGGACATCCTTACATCGGCATGGGAGGTGCGCCACCAGGAGGCATACCGCCTGGAGGGGGCATTGGAGGTGCGCCAGCGGGAGGACCACCTGGAGCATTCATCAAACCGAGATTCGGAGGTGCCCCAGCAATCGAACGAGAACCTGGAGTGCCGCCACCGGCTTGAGGAAGGTTTTGCAACAGTTGCAGAATCTCAGCGTTTTGAAGTTCGCCGGTTTTCTGCTTCTTGGGTCCGAGAAGGCCGGTCAATGCCGACAATGCAGACATCAGACGCTTACCTTCTGGGGACTCGCTGCCAACAGCAGGAAGAGCTTGTTCCAGCAGATCAAGAGCCATGCTCACATTGATCAATGCTGCCTCGCGTTGACCGTTCTTCGGTTCAGGCGTGGACATCGGCGTAGGAATAGGAGGCGTAGTATCTGAAGGAGGCGCACCTGGTGGCAAAGCACCACCGGCAGCAGGGCCACCCGACATCATAGCCATCAAGTCTTGTTCGTTCGCCATAACAAATCCTCAGATAGAAAAATCGAGGGAGAATATATTTGAAGTTCCCTCCCCCTCAAGGGAAACGCATTAACTAGCGGGACGAACCCGTAGTAATTAACGCTTTGCCTTACGACCTTTGCGACGCATGATGCGCTCCTCTAGAAAGGTGTTGTGGGAAGGGTGATAACGTAATCCTTAGAGGATTAACGCTTTGCTTTACGACCGCGACGACGAGCCATGTTAAGCTCTCCTAGGTTAAAGTGAACGTCCCCAATTGCGAACTGACTTTCACATCAGTATCTCTTCATCCTAGGGCCACCGCGCTTTGCAGCAGGAGCTTTAGAACGAATATTCTGTATCTTGTAAGTCATGCTAGCAGGTTTATTAGACTTTGCCAAATTGCTTGCTTTTGCCCGCATTTGACCGCCCGCGCCTGATGCTAAACGCTTTGCCATTATGCAACTGCCTTAGGTTTCTGAGGTGGCTTTTCAGCAGCTTGCTGTGCGCCTTTTTCCTCAATCTTCTTCAAACGATCTTTAAGCATCTGCTTCATTGGCGGGTCGAGCAAGTCAAGGAGGCTTTCTTTGTCGATTGCCTGAGCCTTAAACAGATTAAACGCCAACGAGCGCAGATCTTCCATAAAGATCGGGCTGTTAGAGTGGGCATCAACCTTCACAACGTAATCGCGGGTGAACTGTTCGGGAATGAACTTAACACCGTCTGCGTCACGAAGATGGGTTGGGTCATATTGTTGCATGATCTTGAGATACAATGTTGCCATCTTCTCAAGAGCATCCTCAACAACCAATGCCCGTTTCTTTGCACGGCTTGATCCTAGCCGCGCTAATTGCGATGCGTGACCCGCAGAGCGCACACCTTGTTCCCCACGCCCCTGAAGAACCGAGGAGATTCCCGACGCTTCTTCCATCATGGAGTCAATTTCTTTAAGCTGCGCGTACAAATCTTGTGGGATGGTCGGAGCCAGCTTTTCAACTTTAGTATTAGGCATGTCGGTCGAAAGAAGGCCACCGGCGCGATTAAGCGCAAAGTTCTTCTCATCCAAGATGCCTGTGAAGCCAGACAAGGCAATCGGTGGATTGACCTGTTTAGAAAGCAGATCCAAAATCTCAGTCATGCGCCTGTTGCGCATCTGTTGCAGTGCAACGAGCTTTTGAACCTCGGATTGTCCCCAGTAGTAATCGTATTGCGGATTTGGGCAGAGCTGGATGAACGGCAACTCGCCTTTCAAGAACATGCTATCGCCTTCGCGGTCATAAATGATCACGTCAGGCTCTGCCTTGGTCACAATTTGATAATCTTCAATATCGTCGTTCCAGACGTAAAGGTCTGTCATCTCAATGGTATCTTCAGCCAACCGCGCTTTCATGCGGTTAAAGCCGGACAGATCCAGATTGACGTTACCGTACATGGTTGGATCGACCTGAGACATAATGATGCGGTTGATGCCGTCTGGCATTTGCTGAGGCTGGTGCATCGCCGA